AGTAAAGTTTGACTGACTTTACAAGACTGGGGCTTCCTTGTTCCCGACTCATCACCTGTTTTGTCATCAGGTTTGAGTGTTCTAAATCAGTCTCATAGTGCTCACTACACTGTGATCCCATCCCCTTCACCATGATTTTCGATCTCCTTATTTCTGCCTCCACCAAGGCCATCAAGGATTTCATTTCTTTTCTTTACTCTAAATGCCGGAACATCTACTGCCGTTTTAAGAAATGGCTTATGGACTTCTCGGAGTACGATGCCTTTGTGGCAGAGTGCTTCGAAACAATGTTCGAAGTTGAAACCTTCCAAGAGGAGGTGGTAGATGCTTTCATCCGGATCGAGGATGAATTGGCCGCCGCTGAGGCCAAACTGAAGGAAGTGCACAACCCCTACCTCTGGGGTAAAATAAGTGAATATATTTTCCCATCCAGGCCTGAGGATGTGGAAGTTGCTAAACTACAAGTTTATGCTAAGGAAGTGCAAATGCGTGTCTTCATTGATGATACGCTTGATGACATGGAAGAGGCCGTGTCAGGGACGATGTCTGAGTCCCAGGTAGAGGCCCTGGCTTTAACTCCCAATCAACTGAAAGCCAGGTTGAAAAAGGCTGCAAAACACAGAAGGCAAAAACAGGCAGCCAAGAAAATGAGAGAGGCAATGGACAAAGTTGAAAAAATTGCCGAGCTCTCTGACTGGACCACCTTTGAACATGTCGAGGTGGTAGATCAGAAACACAGCCATCCTGCGAGGGAAGAGCAGGGAGAGGATGGCAAGAAGATTATTCCCGCCAAAATCGCAGAGAAATGGATCTGGGTGAGGAATATCAAAACTGGAGAAGAGAAGAGGGCACGACACTTCATCCGTGCCTATGTGATGTCAAAGAACCTTCGTCTCAGAGGCGACGATGTCTCGAAGGTTACTATTCAAAGATACGTTGAGCAATTCTGTGATGCCAACGACTTCTCTCTGGAGGCCAAGACGCAACTAATCAAGGTTGCACTAATGATGGTGCCGGTCCCCACCAAAACTGAGATTGACATGGCAATGGTTGTCCATTGTCCACGCGCTGAGGCACTCCGACACCAATTGGAGTGCATAGAGTCTCGGGTTTTTTAGATGGTCTCGGATCGGACTCTGGTTTTTTATCCCCTTTTTCTCTTTTGGGATTGCCAGAGATCGTGGTCCACTCCGGGGCTATTCCTAGGAGAAATAGCTGTAATATTAGTTTTCTTACGCAATTGACGCTTGGACTGGACTATCAGTCACCTTCTCCTGTTCTTCACAACGCTTTGGTGGCTGTGGAGCGACGTGTTTTCACGGTCGGTAAAGGTGATGAGATAGTTCTTCCCCCCCAAGCAACCCGCGGAATTTTTGGTAAATTAGCGTATTTTAGAGATAGAATCGTCGAAGATGTGGGCTATTGTAAGACGTATAGTCCTATGGAACTTGCTAGCACGTACCATTCTAGCAAGCGGGCTGCTTATACCCGAGCTGTGCTGTCGTTAAGACACTCACCTGTGAATCAACATGATGCACAGGTAACAGCTTTTCTGAAAATGGAGAAGCACCGAATGGGAGTAAAAGCTATCGCTCCCCGAATGATTGCCCCCCGATCTAAAAGATACAATGTCGAACTCGGACGTAGACTAAAATTCAATGAAAAGAAGTTCATGAATGCTATCGACCATGTGTTTGGTAGTAAAACAGTTTTGTCCGGTTATGACAACCGAGGAGTGGGGAAAATCATTGCATCAAAGTGGAAAAAATTTCAAAATCCTGTGGCAATTGGAGTTGATGCCAGCCGATTCGACCAACATTGCAGTGTTGAGGCTCTTAAATTCGAACATTCCATTTACAATGCGGTGTTCGGTGATGCTGAACTTGCTCAATTGTTGAATTGGCAACTTGACAACAAGATGAAGATGTTTGTAGAGGACAAGATCCTCAAGTACAATGTCAAGGGGCACAGGTGTTCAGGAGATATTAACACCGCCATGGGCAACAAACTTTTGATGTGTGCGATGATGCACAATTATTTCCGGGAAATTGAGGTCAACGCGGAACTCTGCAACAATGGAGATGATTGTGTTATCATTTGTGAAAGAGATGACGAGAGTAAATTTAGTAATATTTATAATTGGTTTTTAGATTACGGTTTTAACATGGTTTGCGGACCATCTGTATATAAATTAGAAGAGTTAGAATTTTGTCAAGGCAAGCCTGTTTTTATCAATGGCCGCTGCCGTATGGTCCGGAAGCCAGATAGTATGTCTAAGGATGTGCATTCACTCCTTAGCATGCAAAATCAGGAGGACGTGAAGAGTTTCATGAGTGCTACGGCACAATGTGGGTTAGTCTTGAATTCAGGCGTACCCATTCTTGAAGCTTTCCACCGTTGCCTGTACCGCAATTCTGGTTACAAGAAAGTTTCCGAGGCCTTTTTGAAGAGGTGCATTTCATATGGCAATGATGAACGACTCGGCGGAAGGCGCACCGCTCGAGAGGAACCAGTAACATTGGAGAACAGATTATCTTACTGGCGTTCATTTGGGGTGGATCCAAGGACACAATTCATTGTTGAAGAGTATCTCGACAACCTTGTGATCGATACTATACCCCGAGGAGTAAAGAGATTGACTCCTCTTTTATCTGCCATCGTACTTAATGCTTAAACACCTAACTAACTTCTTTAGAATAGTAAATAATTATATGTGTAAATACCTCAATAGATTTAGACATGTCTCAAAGAAATCGAAGAAGTCAAAATGCAGGTTGGTTACCACCAATGCGACAACAACCACCACGGTGGTCATCACAACGACAAGGCGCACCCGCACCTCGTATTGTGTACGTTACTGGTCCTCCTGTACAGCCGAAGAAAGCGGCAAAGAAGAAATCCCCACCCAGCAAGCAGCCTCAGCCAACAAGTCCCTTCCCCGCATTTAAATTCACCATTGATGATTTGAAGGGAGATGCTTCTGGTGTCCTCAAGTTTGGTCCAAAACTGGATCAATACCAGGCTTTCGTTAACGGTATAATGAAATCTTTTCATGACTACCGGATTAGCTCTGTTGTTATTCGCTATGTGAGTAACGCGGCTTCCACGACACCTGGTGCTATGGCCTTTGAGATTGACACTAGTTGCACCCAGACAGAACTTTCTAGTAAAGTGATGTCTTCGCCTCTGAACCGTTCATTTACGAAGACCTTTTCGGGTCCTACCATACGAGGCAACTTGTGGCTGAACACCAAGCAGGAACAATTTTGGCTGCTATACAAAGCGAATGGAGCAAAATCTGATATCGCTGGGCAATTTATCATCACCCTGCACACTCATTGGCAAAATCCTAAGAGTTGACGTGATGATGCTCCCCCTCCTGAGCCAACACCCTGTCCTCCTTCTCCAACCCAATCAAGATTCTGGGGTTATGAAGGCGTCCTCCAAAGTGTGATTTCCACTCGGACTCACGATGATTTCGTGCATCCAAAACCATTGAGTTTCTGTTCAATGTACAAGTGGGAGGATGAAAACTGGACAAAAGAGAACTTCACTGCAAATTATTCCCGTAACGACTCCGATGAAGCATTTCCATATGTACTGATACCCTGTTCTCCAGGTTCTTTTTCAGTATACGTGGAATGTCAAGGGTTTATGGTCGTTAAAGCAAGATCTGGGAATTACAACGGACATTGGTTGGGTTGTGTAGCGTACAACGTCAACCGCAGTGGGTGGGTTGCTCAGGAATATTCTGGTTGCAAGATTACAAATTATAAAGTGAGCCATACGTTTGTCTCGGGCCATCCTGATGTTGTGCTCAACGACTGTCATTTTCATGATGACCAGGGAGTTGAGTGTGACAGCATCATCTCTTTCCATTTGGATTGTGATGTTGATGGTTTTTGGGCCTTACAACCACCTCCTATCCAAAAGAATGATCACTACAACTATGTTGTGTCTTACAGTGATTGGACTGATAAAACTTTGGAGTGGGGCTCCGTTTCCATATCTGTGGACGAAGTCAACCAGGGAGCATGTACTGCTATAAGGGGAAAGCAGGAAATTCGTGAGACTTTAACATCTAACTACACTGCACCAGCTGTTGCTGGTGGTTCAGTGCACTTTGAGAAGGAAAACTCTGACAAACCCGTAGAGATTGTGAAGGACAACACCCCTCTACCTGAATATATGAAAGAAACCCCACGGTCAGTTGCGACTACTGTTCCACCGTGGCCTCCACAACCCAGTGTTTGGAGGAAACCAACATCCGCAGCCCCTACCAAGAAATCCAATTCATTTCTTGGCTTTAGGAAGGGATGAAGTCCTACCGGTGAACAAGACTATACCGGTTAGTACGTTAGTCTATTATATCCTGATCGGAGCCAAATCCACCACTCACACTCGCTGCATCCTGGGAAACAGGCGTTCACATAGAGGATAACGTAATCCAAAGTGTGTTGTAAGCTCGGGTAGGCTTGTCACCTACCGACGTATGACCTTGTGTGTGGCCGATGGAAAATAACCCGAAAGTATGGACAAAAATAGAGTTTATTGTATAGTTAGATTGTTTTTTAATTTAGTAGAATAGTTGCACTTGGGTGTCACGAGCCCATTTCGCACGGTGACCACTCCGTTATGTGTGGTAAACGCAGAGGATGGAACTGCGTAAACAAAGGTCCACGTTGGTTACAGTCTGTTTTGATTTGTTAATGATGCTAACATAAATGCTAGGCAAATCTACAGCTGTGTAATCGGTTCCAACTATTGCTCCCCACCTATGGTGAATTAGGGGTTATTGCTTAGCCTGAAAGCATTGACTGTTGAAGTCATTAAACTACAAACAAGAGATACCAGTTTACCTCTATAAACTTAACTGGTGCCTGGTAAGGCTTAAAATCCCATGGGCTCTTCCATGTCAAAAAGGGGGTCTACGGCTTAGCCGTCTTTGTGCAGATGCTCTGGCGAAAGCCAGTTAAATGGCGTCTTACCCC